ACAAGGTGAACAAGGTTTACGAGGTCCACAAGGTGTGCAAGGTCCTGCAGGTGAAGACGGTTCCACACTGTACACGTGGATTAAGTATGCAGACAATGCCTCTGGAGGAGGAATGTCTGACAATCCGTCTGGCAAGAAGTACATAGGCTTGGCATACAACAAAACGGTTTCGACTGAGTCTTCCGTGGCTTCAGACTACGCTTGGAGCCTGATCCAAGGTCCACAAGGTGAACAAGGTGAACAAGGTTTACGAGGTCCACAAGGTGTGCAAGGTCCTGCAGGTGAAGACGGTTCCACACTGTACACGTGGATTAAGTATGCAGACAATGCCTCTGGAGGAGGAATGTCTGACAATCCGTCTGGCAAGAAGTACATAGGCTTGGCATACAACAAAACGGTTTCGACTGAGTCTTCCGTGGCTTCAGACTACGCTTGGAGCCTGATCCAAGGTGCTGATGGTAAGAATGGAGCTAACGGTGCAAAAGGTGACACGGGAATTGGCGTTAAGGCTGTTGTAGAGCAGTATTATCTGTCCACCAGTAGCGCTACACAAAGCGGCGGATCATGGAGCACAAATCAGCCTGAGTGGTCTGAGGGGAAATACCTCTGGACGCGCTCACAGGTGACGTGGACCAACAATACAGTCACGACCACCACTCCCGTGCTTGCCAAAGCGATTAATAAGGCCAATGAAAATGCAAACGAAGCTGTAAATAAGGTCGAAAAGATCAATTACTATTTCTGGACAGACAGCAGTGGTGCTCACGTTACGACTAAACCGAATGATGCCACCACTGGACCGAACATCTTGATAGACGGAAACGGTTTCCACATCCGTCAGGGTAAGGTAGAGACGGCATTTTTCAAGTCTAACGAGATCGGTCTTGGCTCGAATTCACAGACGTCCATTATTCGCATGTGCGGAGGACTCGGCGAGATAGGCACAGTTTCGTCTTCCAGTTCTTCTGTTCTGGCATTGTTTGGCGAGTTGGTAGGTCTGAGGGGGAGCAATGGAACTGTCGTAGGCAATAACCTAGCAAATCTTACGCTGACAGATGACGACGCAGTTTTGACAGCAAATGGCAGCATCGTATTCAATTCTAAAACCGCGTACCTCGGTACAGATAGTCTCGATTCGAGAGTGTATCTGTATGGCACAAGAGGATGGATTGAGCCAGTAGCATCTTCTGCAGATAACGCAAATGCAGGAATCACCATCCACGGCAAAAAGTTGGTAGGTGTAATCGCTGGCGCAGGAACGTCAGGGGGAACTAATCCGGGACTTTATATCAAAAATGAGGGAGGCACATATGAAGATGGCATCCTGGTATTAGACGCTTACAAGTATCTTTTTGGAGGAAATGGAAGCCCCGTAAAAAGTCAAGACGTATACGAAGCTATGCGTTTTAAAGACTGGAAAACGCTTTACAGTGATTATAATTTCGGCTCTATAAAATATCGTGTGTTTGCGGGAATAGTATTCCTTTGGGGTAGTGTCTCTGGTATCAACAGGAACTGGGTTCTCGACTTCCCTAGAGAATATTGTCCTGAACTGGAAGGGTATTTTCCAGCTACACTGTCTGTAGCGGGAGGTACGCCTCCTAATAACACAGCGTCTATATGGCTAGCAGGATACGATAAAAACGGATCCTCAAAGGAAACCTTGTATATCTATACAAGTGGATCCTCATCTGACAATGAGTATATTAATTTCGCCGTAAGTTATCCTTATTGTGGAATTTAACATGTATTTAAGGCGTTATAATAAGATTATTCGTAGAAAGGAGAAAGTATGTTCGAGCCTTATTTGATGGGGCAATATCAGTACCCCTGGCAGGGGATGGCTCCTATGCCAAACTGGCAACCTCAGACGCCTCAGGTCGCTCAGGGACAACAAGTAATCCAAGGCGTAAGATTTGTTAGCGGAATCGAGGAGGCGAAGAATTGTACGATCCCTCTCGGATCTAAAGCGCTCTTGATGGACAAGGAAAAAGATCGATTCTACCTGAAAGAGACGGACGTGACTGGCGTGTCGACCGTCTCCGAGTTTGAATTCAAAAAGGTCGAAGCTGAAGCTCGCCAGGAGTATATCACACGTCAGGAGTTCGAACAACTCTCGGCACAACTGTCAGCACAACTGAAGGAGCAATATGAATCAGTTATTCAACGCACTGGGCAATTCCAGCAGCCCGCTCAAACCCAGCCTAGGGTCGACCCAGCAGCAATCCCCTCTGTCTCAAATGTCCCACTTAATGGAGTTTATCAAGACGACTTCTCCCGAGCAAGCCAAAGCTCAAGTGGAGCAGCTTATCAAGGAACGAGGAATAACTCAGCAGGAGTTTGATGCTGTTAAGCAACAAGCATCTGAAATCGCCAAGGTTCTTGGCATTAAGTAAGCCATTCATTCTGCGCAGAGAATGGACATAGTAAGGTTCTACGAAAGGAGAACAAAATGGAAAACATGAGCTTGTCTGACATCGCCGCTGTCACTCGTGGCAACGATGACGGCGATGGCTGAGGCGGCAACGGTGCCTGGTGGATTATCGTGCTGTTCCTGTTCATGTTCGGTGCTGGCTGGAATCGAGGTGGTGGTGCGAATGGCGAGCCTGTCACTGAGGCAGGTCTGTGCAATGCCATGAACTTCAACAACCTTGAGAATGCTGTTGGTCGTCTGTCTGATCAGAACACCCAGCAGACTATGCAGCTCGGCAACGGCATCTGCAACCTCGGCTACGAGTTGCAGGGCAACATCGGTCAGCTCGGCAAGGAGGTCGCACTCGGTCAGGCGAACCTTCAGCTGCAGGCATCTAACAATGCCGCAGCCATCTCTCAGCAGCTTGCTACGTGCTGCTGTGATACTCAGCGTGCCATTGATGGTGTGAACTACAATGCGGCTCAGAACACCGCATCTATCAATGCGAACACGACTGCTGCTGTCCAGAAGGTGCTCGATGCTATCCAGAAGGACAAGATTGAAGCTCTCCAGGGTCAGGTGAACCAGCTGCAGCTTCAGTCTGCTCTCTGTGGCGTTGTCCGTTATCCGAACTCCACCACGTTTACCGCTGGGTACAATCCGTATTTCAACGCTAATGCGTGCGGATGCGGATGCGGAACCACGTTCTAAGCTATTGCCGTCTATCTTCGGTAGTCTTGGTAGGCGATGGCGCAAGTCCTCGCCTCCAGGCGTGAAAGGAGCCCACAATGGGTGTTAAGACTATTGGACGTTTTGTCTACGACAGCTCCACTCCAGCTGCCGTTTCTGCGAATGGTAACGTGCCGCTCCCTACGGCGACCGTCTCCAACAACTGCATCAGCTGTGATGGAAGCAATATCACTATCAATCGCTGTGGTGTATACGAGGTTCTAGCGAACTTCACGTACGTCGCTACGGTCGCTGGCGTCCAGGAGACGCAGATGTTCCGCAACGGTAATGCCGTTCCTGGTGCGCATGCCCTCGATACGGTAGCAACCGTGGGAGACAATGTCTCTCAGGCGTTTCACGCCATTGTAACCGTCCCTAAGAACGCTCCTACGGCTACGCTTAACTTCAAAAGCGCGAATGCTACGTCTGTTCGAGTAGCAAACGTTATCGTTGTGAAGGTGGCTTAGAATGAAGCGCATTTCTACGCTGCTCGAACAAATGGACGATGAGCTTGACGGTGCTCGTGAATACGCTCAATGTGCGCTTCACTTGAAAGACGAGGACAGAGAGCTGGCAGACGTTTACGTGTCTCTAGCTCGCACTGAACTCGACCATTACCAAAAGCTCTACAACCAGATGACTCGCGTCATGACGAATTATCGTTCTGAGCACGGAGATCTGTCACCAGAACTGCAGGAATTCTACGATTGGCAGCGTACCAAGACCATGGACTGCATGGCTGAGGTCAAGGTGCTTGTCGACTCGTACAAGTAGGTCAGATGGGAGATGGCGTGCTAGATTCTAACATCCCGCTACGCGACGCATTCTATCTGCTTTTTGGAATAGCCTCATTTGCAGGAGTCTTGTACGCCATTTTTTCAGGCAAGACCAAAAGTGTCGGCGACGAGCGTGAGCGTATCGTCCGCATTGATGAGAATCTCAAGGAGATGCGTAGCGACGTCGCCGACATCAAGGCTGAATTGCGTCAAACAAAAAGCATGATGTCTGACCATGAGCGACGACTCATAAAGTTGGAAGAGGATCGATCTACGATGTGGAAACGCATCGACGAGATAAAAGAAAAGATCTGTTAGGAGGAAAAATGTTGAACATCAACTGGGGAGTGCGATTGAAGAATCCCGTCTTCTGGGCACAGGTATTGTGTGCTATCGTGCTCCCACTTATCGTGGGTGTTGGTGCCCAGTGGGAGGATATGACCAGTTGGGTCAAGCTCGAAGAGACTATCGTCTCTGGGCTCCAGAATCCCGTTGTGGTGGTCTCTATGATCGCAAGCCTGTGGGCTTGCATTAATGACCCGACCACCAGTGGTACGTCTGATAGCGAGTCTGCTCTCGCACGAGATTATCTCAAGGGGAACGTTAAGCGTCCTGGTGAGGTGAACGAGTAATGGATTTTGGGAATCTCAATGCGGACGTGAACAAGATCCTCACGAAACACTTCACCAAGGGTCGTGGTGGTAATGATATCCAGTTTGTCGTTGTTCATTACAATGTTGGAGACCTCACCGTAGAGGGCTGCTATAGCGTGTGGCAGACTCGCGAGGCTTCTGCTCATTACCAGGTCGAATCGTCTGGACGCATAGGTCAGCTCGTCTGGGATGGCGACACAGCATGGCACGCAGGAAACTGGGCTGCGAATCAGAAGTCCATTGGCATTGAGCATGCCAATCAGGGAAATTCCATGACAGATGCTTGTATCGAGAATGGTGCGCATCTGTGCGCTGCAATCTGCAAGTACTACGGTCTTGGTCGTCCAGAGTGGATGGTCAACGTGTTTCCTCACTGCCACTTCAGCTCCACCAGTTGCCCTGGACCTCTTAAGGAGGGAACATCGTACCATGACAAATACATGAAGCGTGCTCAGTATTGGTACGATGTAATGACTGGAACGCAGACCGAACGTGCAGGCTGGGTGAATCAAGACGATAAATGGTGGTATCGCCATTCAGATGGTTCTTATACGACAAACGGATGGGAACCGATCGATGGCAAGTGGTACCACTTTGATTCTGAAGGCTGGATGCAGACTGGCTGGATTCTAGACAACGATAAATGGTATTATCTTACGGATTCTGGAGCCATGGCGACTGGTTGGGTTAGTGTTGACGGTAAGTGGTATTACCTAGACGACTCTGGTGCTATGGCAACAGGGTGGATCGATGTCGATGGCAATCGTTATTACCTCAACGATTCAGGCGCAATGGCCACTGGATGGCTTATGTACGAAGGGTCTTGGTATTACCTCAACGATTCAGGCGCAATGGTAAAAGACTCTACGATTAATGTCAATGGCGAAAATTACGTCATTGACAAGGACGGAAAGATGATCACAGGAGACCTGGAGCTTTACGCTACAGAGTCTGGACAGCTCAAAGTCCGCAAAAAGCCTGAAGCATAACGACACATCCTGCATATGCGGTTGTGTACCTCTCAGGTGTTTGCCGTGCCTGAGAGGTTTTCTTTTTCTATTCTGAATCACGTATTTTTACCTGAGGAGAGAGATATTCTCTCTCCCTCTCTCCCCCTTCGAGTCTAGTGTTCTTTTAGGTATGATCTATTATAGAGAAAATCACGTGGGCGATTGGAAGCACTCAATCGGTTTTCACCTTTTGAAAAATTGATTGACGTTAACCTAGAGAGAGAGAGAGAATATCTCTATCCTTAGAAGAAAATACGTGATTCTCAATGAGATTGCGTGAAAACAGAGCGATAATATGAATGTTGTACGATTCCGACAGAAAGGAATAATATGGAAATCCACGAGATGAAGGACAATGGCAGGTACAGCATCGCCATCAAAGCAAACGGCAGCGTCTGGAAGAAGATAGCCGCTGCAGCAGACAAAAATGGAGTATCTGTTAACAAGTTTATGATTGATTGTGCTCGCACTGGATGGAAGAACGCAGACATCGAGGAATTGTCTGGAAATACTTTCGAAGCCTTGAAGACAGAGTACCCTATGCTTGAAGGGTATCTCTCTGCTTATGCAGATACTGTGTCTGTCACAGGGATTGTGAAATTCACGAATGTCACTCCACAAACAGCGCTTCAAATAATCAATAAACTGGTGAGTGAAGGTCGCTTGATTAAGGGTCGTGGCTGTGGCATATGGAAGTATGTCGACGGAGACGACGCTACGCTCAAGATGTTTGCAATGTCGTGGCTGAAAGTGGACGATGAAATCCGAAGGTATGCTGTCCAATTCATCCAAGAAGTCGGAAGCTACCGACCAGCAGAAGCTATGTCGACTTGGACAAACCGTATAAGAGACGATTTGTCTGCATCGGAATCATATGTTCTTTTCCTGACAGAGCACAAACTCAATGACGACTTAGGATTCGAATCGTACGTGAAAAGCGAGATATCAAAAATCTCTATGGCGTTTGATGTCGAAGGCGTATCACACAAGAAGAAGTCTGGTGGCATAGATATTGACCCAAACATCCTCCAAGAGATAGACAAGCGAGACATAAATTTTGATGGTTGGGACGACCTCATGTAAAAATATTTTCAATATTTTTCGAATTCTCGATAGAAGTTGAACAATCTTGAGCGATAATAACGTCGTCAGGAAGTTCGACAACTACAACAGGGAGTCAACAATGAAGAACGTCAAGAACATGAACGATATCGCCGCTATCGCCACTGCCAAGGTCAACGAGCTCATCGCAAACGGTTTCATCTTCAATTTCGGCACAATGGCAGGTTCTCAGGGTGACGATTTCAAGGCAGACCTCACCAAGGACGGCATCACCTACCGTGTTCGCGTTTTCCATGAGTTTGGATACGATGGTTTTGATGATGCCGAGATTCTTGAGGTTCGTAAATACGAGCAGAACTTTGCTGACGACAGTTTTGCGTCTCTCTGGAACAAGGATGGCGAGGTTGTTGAGTCCCACGTTTGGTATCGCATGAGGAACCGCAACGGCTACGTCTACACCGATGATGTTGAGGCTTTTAAGGCTGCACAGGAGCTCAGCTACGCTCGTCGCATCAACAGCATGGACGACGACACCAAGAGCGCCATCGCTCCCGAGAAGGTCATCGAGAAAGTTCGCGCTCACCGTGGCTACAAGCGTACCAAGGTCGAGGACATCAAGCGTATTGTCCGCAAGAATAACAAGTACACTGGCAAGGTCACCTACGTTGTCGAGTTCAAGAATCGTGTCTCGAAGACTGCAGACTTCAAGCTCGAACTGAACTAGCCCATTTTACTGACCCAGTACTTCCTCAGTACTGGGTCAGTTGCGATAGCCTGTAGAGAGGAAACGAATATGTCTAATGATAGAGAGAAAATCCCGCCTTGTATCCATGGTGAAGTGTGTCGCGCCTATATGCGAGAGTTCGGACTGCAGCGAGTGAATGATGGGCTGCAGTGCTGTATAATCTCTGTCCGTTGCCCAAAGTGTAAATACTATGAACCAGAAAGCGATAGTGCTGGACTGCATGTCCAGAATGTGTATCGCTAGAAAAAGCTGCCCAGTAGGAGCATACCATGAAAGACATTCTCAAGAAAATCTGCCTGGCAATCGTAGCAACGATCCTCGTAATGTGGGTCTGGAATCAAATGTTCCCGCATCAGCAGTCAGACGCATACAAAACTCGACTGATCAACAGAGCCGAAATCGTTTACGATACACCAGCTGCACCAGACGGGTACTCAGAAATGAACGGATTCTACCACACATATCTGACCGAAAAAAGCACGTGTGCTACAGACAAGTTCCCCATCGGAACAAAGGTGTCTATCTGGTGTGGTATTGATGCCGAGCGTGGCTCATCGATCGAAGCCACAGTCGTATCGAATCAGGTCCACATCGATGCAGTCGACACCATTGAGTTCTCTGAAGATATTAATGACTTCTTCGCAGGTGGAACCACGATGTACGCTGTTTGGGTAAAGGAGGTCTAGCATGGGGAAGACACTCCTTCCATATCAGAAAGCAGGAGCCAAAGGTCTCCGTAAACTCAAGCGAGGCATCCTCGCAGACGACATGGGTCTGGGGAAAACCATACAGGCAATAGCCGCTGCAGCCCAGAAGACCAACCAACACATCTTGATAATCACCCTGAATGGGCTTCAGAACAACTGGAGAGCTGAAATATGCGACCTGCTAGGGCAAGGTCAGGACATCGAAGTCTACGATGGAAAACAAGTGATTGGAACGTCCCGTTGGACCATCATCCACTACGAGGCGGCTCGGCTTGAGCGCAATGCCAAGGTTCTGTGCGACCGCAAATGGGACGTCCTGATCGTTGACGAAGCGCACAGGTGCAAGTCTCACAAGGCTCGCACCAAGGCTGGCAATGCCACGAACTACGGCATAGTCAACAAGCTGTCATATCGCAGTCGTGAGCTGTATCTGTTGACTGGCACTCCCATGCGAGAGAATCCTGCAGACGTGTGGGCATTGCTACACTTCATCGACAAAAAGAAGTACAGCTCGTTCTGGCGTTGGATACCTACGTACGTCATCTATGAGCAAACGTACTTTGGCAAGAAGGCGTCTGGCTACCAGAACCTTGATCTGCTGTCTCGTGAGCTCAGCCAATATATGATCCGCAGACGGAAATGCGACGTGATCCACGATTTACCTCCAAAGCGCGTTCATACCATAAAGTGCGGCATGAGCGACAAGCAGTCTAAAATCTATACCCAGATGCTCAATGAATATGTGGCTGAGGTTGAGAACAATGTGTTCGTTACCGCTCCTGCTGAAGTCAGTAGGCTTATGCGCCTCAGGCAGATTGCCACGGATGCCAATTGCTTGACAGAGACTGCATTCTCTACGGTTATACCAAGCGGAAAGATCCAGACACTCGAAGCTATGGTCCAGGAGATATGCGTTGAGCAAGACGAGAAGGTCGTCATTTTCAGCAACTGGGCTAGAGTGGTGGCATCCGTTGAGCGCACACTACGCAAGTACGGATGCGTCACATACACAGGCGAAACTCCAAAACAGCAACGTGAGTTAGCTGTGAAGCTATTCCAGAACAATCCGAAGGTGAAAGTGTTCATTGCCACCATCGGTGCAGCTGGAACGGGATTGACGCTTACTGCTGCTAGCAAGATGATTTTCACAGACCGAGCATGGACACCTGACGACAATGCTCAGGCTGAGGACAGAATCTACGCTCGTATGAACGACATCCATGGCGCAGACATCTATAAGCTCATCACTGCAGACACCGTTGACGAGACCATTGAAGCCTACATCAACGACAAAGAAGTGACCGTGGATACCGTCATCTCGAACATCAAAAGCGCAGTTCTTGCTACGAATAAATAAATTTTTAAATTTCTACATATTTTCCTCTGAAAATGGAGGATAATATTGGAACAATGACGGCAGACAGGGAGAGGTGATCATGAATAAAACTTAATATCTAATTGAAGGGTTATATAACCCAATTGTATTGCTCACCTTAATTTGAGAAGAAGGAGGTAAAATCAGTGATTACCGTAAGCAACAGTCGTCTCGCTTGCTTCAGGCGTTGCCCTCGTAAGTACGAGTATCGTTACGTCGACCAGCTGACCGCGAACGACAAGGCTCCCGCACTGATGCTGGGCTCGCTTGTCCACGAGTCCCTCGCAGAGTTCTACTCTCTCGAGAACAACGACAAGGACGTTAACGTTCGTGCTTCTATGGCTATGGCCATGTACGACAACAAGGTTGCTGAGGCGGCTACGGAGGTTCTCTCTGCAGGTGGCGATTCTGAACGTTTTGACAAGGATTCGTTCATGGGTCGTCAGATGCTCAAGTACTACTTCGAAGAGGTCGCTCCAAACGACGATTTCACCCCAGTCGCTAGCGAGCTGAAGGTCGAGGTTCGTGTCCCGAATCCCAATGGAAAGTTCAGCTGGTGCACGTTCATCGGATACGTCGACGCAATCGTCGAACGTGAGGGTCGTCTGTACATTCTTGAGCACAAGACTGCAAAGACGCTCGACACCAAGCACCTCATCACCGATACCCAGGTGACCCAGTATATCTGGGCTCTCCGCCAGATGGGCTATGACGTATGTGGTGTGTACTACAACATCCTCAGGAAGTGCGATCCATATTCCGCTCGCACCAAGGCTCCCTATCACTATCGTGAGGCTGTCTATCGCAACGAGCGTGAAGTTGAAGAGTGTGGTCGTCAGCTGTACAATCAGTACATGGCGATGAAGCATGCGGACCGTTATGGCTTCTACTGCAATCCCACTCGAGACTGCTCCTGGGACTGCGAGTACCGTCCGATTTGCATCGCTGAGATGGAGGGTCGTCTGAATGAGGCGGATCTCCATGAGCTCGCAGGCGTTGAAGGCTTCCACGTGAAGCAGGAGTCTGAGTCCAACAAGAACCCTGACAACAAGATTGAGAAGGTGATTAAGAATGGCTAAGGACACCATTAAGATGCTCGTTTACGGTGACCCTGGCGTCGGTAAGACCGTGTTCAGCTGCTCTGGCGACAAGACTATTTTCGTGGACGTTGAGGGAGGTTCCCTTTCTGTCCAGTCGCGCATCAAGTCCAAGAAGGTAGTCAAGAAGAAGTTCGAGACCTTTGATGAGATTGAGGACTTCATTCGCACTCTCCACGAGAAGGGTGGCGGTAAGGCAAATACGCTCGTAATCGATTCTGTCACTGAGCTCCAGAAGAAGCTCATGGACTGTATCGTCGAGAGCCATCCTGAGGTGAAGCGTCCCTACGGTGATGGTCTCACCGTTGGAGACTGGGGATACAACACTGAGCGCATGCGTCGCTTCATTCGCATGGCTCGTGACCTTGACATGAACGTCATTCTCACGGCACTCGCCATGGATGAGAAGAACGAGGTCACTGGTGCCGTTAAGACCATGCCAAAGATGAGTTCCAAGCTTGCAGCAGACGTCTGCGGATACGTCGATATCGTTGGTTATCTTTACGTCGACAATGTCGAGACCGATGACGGAGTCGAGCCTATGCGCCGTATGCTGGTTCAGCCTGTCGGAGCCTACTACGCCAAAGACCGTTCTGGCATGCTCGGTACTGTCATCGACAATCCCACGTTCCCTGAGGTTTACAACATGATTTTCGGAGAGGAGTAAGCAATGGCTGTCGATTTGCTTGATTTGGGTGAGTTCACTGGTAACGAGGACGAGGGTTCTGGTTTCAACCCGATTGATTCTGGTCGCTATCGTGCCACTGTGTTCGAGATTTCTCGTGAGGTCGGCAAGAACTCTGGTAAGCCTTATCTGAAGTGGTGCTTCCAGATTTGTGAAGGTGAGCCGTTTGCAGGTCGTCGTCTGTGGGAAAACACCTCCCTCAGCGACAATGCCAAGTGGCGTCTCGTCCAGGTGCTCAAGGCATGCGGCATTGACGTGCCTAAGGGTCGTCTCCAGCTGAATCCGAATGACCTGCTTGGCAAGGAGCTCATCCTGACTGTCGGTCTTGAGCCTGATGAATACGCGAACGATCGAGATGGCACTACCGACCAGATGCGCAATGTCATCAAGGGTTTTGCTCCTACGAATGGCGTCTCTAAGCCGAAGATTCAAGTGCCTGATGCTCCGAAGCCCACTTCTAAGCCTGCTCCTAAGAAGTCGGCTAAGAAGGCTGATAAGGCTCTTAAGAACGTGAAGGAAGAGGACGAGGAGCAGCCTCCGTTCGACGAGACTCCCGCTCCAGCTCCCAAGGAGGAGCCTCTGCCTGTGACCGATGTCGCAGACGATGACGATGATGATGATTTCGACTTCGAATAGGATGTAAAATGTCTGCCCAGAACATGTCCATTAAGGACTACTTTGAATACGCATTTGGGCAGCAGCTGACACCTGACAGCAGCGGTGAAGTTGCTGTCAGGTGTCCTTGGCATAACGACAGCGTCGAGTCGATGTCTATCAATCTTAATACGGGTCTGTGGATTTGTTTCGGATGCGGTCTCAAGGGAGACATCTACACATTCGTTCAGCTTTACGAGGACACAGATTTTAAGGGGGCTTGTAAGTGGCTTAGCGACCACGGTTTCGTTGGTGATGTAGAAATTGAGCTGGTTGGTGATGAGTCGCCTAAGAAGCCCAAACTAATCACAAAGCGACCCAAGAAGAAGCTCCCTCCGATCTCCGATATCGTGATCGATGGTTTGGTAGACAATCTCTGGTGCAATTCGGCTGTGCTAGATTTTCTTCACAACAAGCGTGGATTCACTGACGATACTATTCGTCAGTTTAGACTCGGCTACCACAATGGTAGGATTACAATCCCGCTGTTCAATGAAGAGGGCTGCTATAACATTCGTCAGTACGACTGGGCTAAGCGCGATTCATCTAAGGTGATTAGCTGGGAGCGCGGTCGTGGTGGCGTTACTCTTTTCCCAGATCCATCGCTGTGGAGCGATGACCCCATCTTCCTGTGCGAAGGTGAGATGGACTGCATCCTAATGCACCAGCTAGGCTTCAATGCGGTCACGTCTACCAGTGGTGCTGGTAACTGGAAGCCTGAGTGGAATCAATTGTTCCACAGTCGTGAGGTCAATATTTGCTACGACATTGACAAGGCTGGTCAGAACGGCATGGTCAATGTAGCAAACAATCTTGAACATATCGCCTCATCCGTTCGCATACTGAATCTGCCTATTTCTGAGCCGTCTAATGGGGACGTGACGGACTGGGTAGTCGGCTATGGTGCAACTCGAGATGACTTCCAACACCTCATCGACAAGACCGTTCCTCGCAATACCCTCCAGGACGAGGACGATAACGAGGTGTACGACGTCCCTCTTCACGAGGCGTCCCTTGCAAAGTATGCTGGCAAGCGTATTCGTACTGCAGCGGTGGTTGCAGGCAAAGATCTTGAGCCTTATATCGTTCCAGATAGATACGTAGTCCGCTGCGCTTCAGCGAACAAGAAGAAGTGTACCGTTTGCCCTATTGGCATAGCAGGTGGCACTCTTGAAGTAAACATTCCGAAGGACTCTCCGAACCTCATGAAGCTTCGAGGTCTGAGCGACTCTGTTCAGCGTACGAAAATGAAGGAGTTCGCAGGTGCGCTCGGTGACTGCACCGTAGATCTGGACGTGATTGACAATGTCAACATCGAAGATCTCGTCCTCATTCCTGAGCTTAGCTGGAACGACGAGAACCAGAGCTACGTGACTCGTCACGTCAGTATCGTAGACCACGGTATTCAGGCTGGTAAGAGCTACGTGTTCACAGGTATAACCGTGCCAGACTCTTCCACGCAGCATGCCACTCATTTGTTCTACGACAAGGAGTGGAGCGAGGACGATATCAGCTCATTCGAGATGTCCGACAATCTGAAAAATGAGCTCAGTGTATTCCAGCCTGCAGAGGGTCAGACCGTCCGACAGAAAATGGACGAAATCGTTCGTGATCTGTCTACGAATGTGACATCAATCTATGGCAGGAACGATGTCCATATCGCTGTTGATTTGGCATATCATTCTCTGCTGCGTTTTGACTTCGATGGCAAGCCTTTGAAGCGCGGATGGCTTGAGGTTCTCCTGTTCGGGGACACTCGTACGGGAAAGACCGAGACTATCCAGCAGCTCATGCGACACTACAGACTCGGAGAATTCGTTACTGGCGAGGCATCCTCGTATGCAGGTCTTGTTGGTGGTCTGCAACAAGTCAACAAGCGCTGGCAGATCACATGGGGAAAGATTCCTCTGAACGACCGTCGACTGGTCGTTATCGATGAGGCTTCTGGTCTCACTCAGGATGAGATTGCGAACATGTCTGGCATTCGTTCCAGTGGCGTCGCAGAGATCACGAAGATTCAGACTGAGCGTGCGCTTGCTCGTACGCGCCTTATCTGGATCTCCAATCCTAGGTACGGAGACAACGTTTCCAGTAGGACGTATCCTGTCGAGTTTATACCTCAGCTGATTGGTAAGGCTGAGGATATTTCCCGCTTTGATCTGGTTGTTTCTTCTGCGAGCGAGGATGTTGATTCAAAGGTAATCAACAGCAACACCACAGAAGATGTGCCGCATGTGTACACGAGTGAGCTGTGCCACAATCTGATCATGTGGGTGTGGTCTCGTCGACCTGAGGATGTTTTGTTCTCCAAGCAGGCTCGCAAGCTTATTTACGAGTTGTCTGTTAAGATGGGTGAGGGGTACACTTCAGAGATTCCTCTCGTCGAGAGTGCAGATTTCCGTGTTAAGCTGGCTCGTATGGCAGCAGCATGGGCAGCTCGTTTGTTCTCAACGGATGACGGAAATCGACTGCTTGTAAAGAAGGAGCATGTCGAAGCTGCTGCACAGTTTGTTGACGAGTGCTACAAGAAGTCCTCATTCCGATACAAGCAGTTCAGCGAGGCTCGTGCCAAGGAGAACGAACCACTTGGAGCTTCTCGAGATGACGTGATTAAGTGGATGGAAGATGAGCCTCTTGTGTTTCAGTTCCTGTCATCGTATGACGAGTTCAAGAGGCAGGATATCGAAGATTTCTGCGGTATGACGAGAGAGGATTCAGCGAATATCACCAGATACCTCTCGAGCCACCGTCTTGTAAGGTTGAGTCGTGGTACACTTCGAAAGACGCCGATGTTTATTAAATTGCTGGAAGAAATGAGGAATCAATGAGTGTGGCAATCATCGGTGCAGGCATGACAGGTTTGCTTGCAGCAAAGGCTTGTATGGACAAAGGCATTATGCCGACCATCTTGTCTGCCACTAAGCCGAATCCAGGTCATGGTGTCCGCTATCTTCATGACAATTGTGGACTCCCGTTGAAGCCTATTGAAATCGAGACTGCATTCGTGGGCTATGGTGACAAGTTCATGCGTTGGAACAAGGCGGACCAGAGGGCTATGGCTGAGCTGTATGCCATTAAGACTGGAGCTTCCCAGACGAACAATTCCATCCATAGGTCTGTGAAAACTGTCAAGGCGTACAACTGGATGGATGCATGGAGTATGCTCCAAGGTCTGCGAATCACAGAGGACGAAGTGCTGCCTAGCGACATGCGAGGTCTGTCTCGTAAGTTCGACCTGGTCATCAACACAGCTCCTTTGAACAAGATTTATCCGCATTCGAAGTCTCAGTGCTTGTATCGCGAGATGTATGTGTCTGACTGCAGTCCGTATCCAGATCACAACGGCTGGGCTTCAACTCCAGACAACATCATCGTCTACAATGTTGACATTGATGCTCCTTGGACACGTTACAGCAGGGTCGATGGAATCGAACAGACAGAGTATCTGCGACCTGTTGAAGGTGCCCACAAGGTTATCAAGGTAGACGGTAAGGCTAAGTTCTACAACCACCAGGACAATGTTCTTCTACTCGGTAGGTACGGAAAGTGGGACTCGACGTATATGGCTCACATGGCATACTATGACACGATGTCTCGTCTTGAGAAGATGGGTTTGGGCAAGTGATGAATGGTATTTGTGTTTGCAGGACATCGCAAGTAAAGGTGCTCCGTCTGTTCGCCATTGATAAGCTCGGTGCAGATAGAGTCTCTGTTATGTCCGACTCAGACGTTAAAAAGTGGCTTGAAGAAGAAGGATTCCAGTCGTACATTGAATATTATGGCGAGTACGACGACAGTGACGCCATCCTCATCGCAAAGAAGGAAGACGTTGACGAACTCGTCAGTTGTGGCAAGGCGTTTTGGGCAACAAGAAGTGGGAAGTATGAACGGTGATAAAAGGAAGGTCTTTGTTGACCTTGACAACGTAATGGCAGACTACGGAGGAGACTTCCTGCGATGGGCTACCAACGGTCAGCTTAGTCCGTCTCCGAACGACCTGACGTCGCTCCATCTGAACGAGATTCTGTGTCTTGATGATGCAGACTACGCTGAGCTTAAGCGTCGGTGGCGCGTGGAAGGTCATAAGCGCAACATGACCATGATTCCAGGCACGCATGGCGCATTGAGGCGTTTGTCCCAGTGGTATGACGTGGTCATTATCTCCAGTCGTCCTGCTGACAAGTACGACAATATTCGTGAAGACACAGAATACTGGCTTAAGCAGCATGACCTGCAGTACAGTGAACTCGTGTTTACGAAGGAGAAGTTCGACTACGTTCACGATCATTACAGTGTGGATGACGTGCTGGCGATATTCGACGACGATCCTAAGAATCTGGTCAAATTCGCAGGTAAACAGACTGTTCAATGCTACATTGTCGATCGTCCGTACAACAGGACTGGCGCACCGTTTGTGCATCGTTTTCGCACTTTGTATGATGCAGCATGCCACTTTATTGGAATGAATGAACCGTGGAAGGATGAACGATGATTATTTCTATCGAAGGTATTGATGGTGCAGGCAAGTCTACGCTCGCAGCTCGTTTGAGCGAGGAACTGGGCTTTCCCGTCCTCGATTTGAACAAGGACATGCTTGAGCCGTATGAGTATGTTCACGGGAATTCTCGTCACTCAGCTCCGTGCTTTGACAGAGATTCGTGGAAGGTCGCGGCTGTGGCAATCCAGACTCTAGACAAAGCTGGGGCGAACGCAATACTCGACAGAACTACGCTTTCCTGCTGGGCTTATCAGCAGCGTAGAGACTCAAATCTTGAGTACCTTGCACAGGTGATTAAGGACGTCAAGCCTGTCATCGTAATGCTGGACACAGACGTCGATACTTGTATGGAGCGAGACCCTGACGTGCGTAAGGTCGGATGGGAATACGATGATCTCGTCTACCAGAAGCACCGCATGCTTGCAGCGTCTGAGTGCTTTGCTCGTGCTGGTGTTCCTGTGTTGACACTTCATCAGTGCAAGACGTCTGCGAGCAACATCTGCAAGGCGATCGTGAAAGATCTGAAGGAGATGAATCTGCTGTGAAAGACGATTTTGTGAACCTTCACTGCCACAGCGAATTTTCTCTGCTTGATGGCATGCCTCGTGTGGACGATTATGTTGATTGGGTTGTCGAGCATGGTCAGCCTGGGATCGCAATCACAGACCACGGTGCTATGGGCTCTGGATATGCTCTGCTTAAGGCTGCTTCTAAGGCTGGAATTAAGGGCATTGTTGGCATCGAGGCTTACATTGTCCCCGATGCAAGCAAACACGTCAAGGGGGAGCGTAGAAGCCATGTAACACTGCTTGCAAAGAGCTGGAAGGGTTGCCAGAACCTTTTCAGATTGTCTACCAAGGGTTGGACAGACGGTTTCTACAATCGCCCTCGTATTCAGCCCAGCTGGCTTAAGGAGTGTAGCGAGGACGTCATCTGCTTGTCTGGTTGCATGGACACGATGTTCGGGAAGTCGAAAGACCCTCTCAAGCTCGGCATGCAGATGGCAGAGATTTTCGACGGTCGCTTCTTCATGGAGATCATGCCGACGAAAATTGACAAGCAGACTCCCATCAACATGACCGCCATCAGAGTCGCAAATACGCTTGGACTGCCTCTGGTCGCCACTCCAGACTCACATTACCTTCGAGACTGGCAGCAGTACCACAAGTATTACCTCGGTACTGGTTCAAAGGGTAAGGTATGGGAATTCGACGATAACTGCTTCCATCCGATGACTCGCAACGAGATGGGTGGTTTGCTTCTGGCTAATCATCCGTACCTCACACAGATGGATATTGGTCGTGCGCTTGACGGCACTGTGCAGGTGTGCGATATGGTTGATATACAGATGCCACAGTGGAAGTCGCTCACTCCTCAGCCGTATCCTGGTCTGTCTGATGATGAGGAATATGAGAAGCTGCGTGAGCTTACGTATGCTGGAATGGCTCAGCCAAAGTGGGACGGGAAGCGCGATGACTCAAGATATATCGAACGGCTCGAATACGAGCTCAACTACATTCACGAACAGGGATTCGTCCGATACTTCCTCCTCATCGACGACATGCTCGAATTCGTACGAAGAAGTGGTATCTTCTATGGTCCAGGTCGTGGCTCAGCTGGAGGAAGCCTTGTCTGCGCTGCTCTCCGAATTACAGACCCTGACCCAGTCGCTCACGACCTTATGTTCGAACGATTCCTCGCACCAGGACGTGAGGAGCCACCAGACATCGATCTCGACTTCGAGGATTCTCGTCGACAGGAAATCAAAGATTATCTCATCGAAAAGTATGGTGAGGCGAACGTCGCCTCGATGGGGATGTACGGCAATCTCGGGGGGAAGATGGTGATGCAAGACCTTGCACGTTGCATGGACATTCCTCGTGCAGAAGTGAACAAGGCGTCTTCTCTCGTCACTCCAGGAGACAAAGGTAGCCAGAAGCTTGCATCGTCTCTTGCTATCGTTACCGACATTCTAGAGAACACAATTCCTGGCAAGCAGCTGTGTTCTAAGTACCCAGACTTTGAGCCTGCATGTAAGCTTCTGTTGAACCGCAAGCGACAGCGTGGTGTGCATGCCAGCGGTGTCCTGGTCAGTCCATTCCCGCTCACAGACGCTATGCCGCTTGATGTTCGCAATGGTGTCAAGTGCTCGGTGTTCGACGGTCATGAATGCATGGCTATGGGATTCTTGAAGCTCGACATTCTCGGCATCAAGACCCTCAGTATCATTCGAGAAACGTGCGACCTGAGTGGCATAACTCGAGATGATCTGTTGGCTCTTGATTACGCAGACCCTGCAATCCTGGCAGACTTCCACGAGGGAAAGACCAATGGTGTGTTCCAGTTCAACTCTCAGGGGATGACTGGTCTGCTCAGGGAGATTCCTGTCGATTCGTTCGATGACCTCGTGGCTGTCAATGCGTTGTACCGTCCAGGTGCAATGCGCTCAGGTCTGTTCCAGAAGTATGTTGACCGTCGAGCTGGTCGTGAAGAGGTGCCATCTCTTCACCCCATCTATGATGAAATCACGAAGGACACTGAAGGTGTTCTCGTTTATCAGGAGCAGATCATGCTCATCTTCGGACAGCTGGGCAACTATGATCCTCATGGCGTAGACCGAATGCGTGAGATGATTAAGCGTCAACCGGGCGTCGCTGTGTTCAACAAGGAGCTCCCCGCATTCCTTGAAGGTGCCACTTCCCATGGCATGAGCGAGTACGATGCTCGCAATCTGTTCCAAGAGATGGTGCACTTTGGTTCGTATGCATTCAACAAGTCCCATGCATTTCAGTACACTCAGATCGGCTACTGGTGCATGTGGCTCAAGCATTATCACCCAGTCGAGTGGTACTGCGCTCTGATGAACTGCGAGCATGAGGACGACAAGTTCCGTTCTGCGCTTACAGATGCCATCCAGCATGGTGTAAAAGTGTTTTTGCCAGACATCAATCACAGTGGACGTGAAAGCCGTATTGTCACGAACAAACGTGGCGTAAAAGCCATTAAGCTCGGTCTAACGCATATCAAGGGCATGGGTGACAAAGCCGTAGATGATATCCTTGAACACAGACCATATGCAGACTTCGATGACCTGTATAATCGCGTGACTCGTCGTGTTGTGAACAAGCGTGTGCAGGAATCCATTCAGGTGTTGGGACTGCTGGGAGCAGCTAATCGCCCATGGGATGAAGACTATCTGACGTGGCGCAATCGGTATCCGCTTCCTGTTAACCATCAGGCTCTGGCTCACCTCGATAACATTGCGGGATACAAGGAAATCCCGTGGACGAATATTGATTCGCTGCAAGGTAAGTCAGGCTCCGTTTATGTGCGCGGTGTAATCACGTCTGTCAAGAAGAAGAATCACGACGGTAAGAAGTCTGCTGTCATTCAGCTCAACGATTCGACAGGCGTGATCGGTGTTTACATCGGAGGAGACATCCTCGAAGAGTATGGCAATCAGCTGAAGAGCGGAAATTCGTTCTTCTGTAGAGCAAGCAAAAACAGCGGTAACGACGATACGCTTTTCGCTAAGAAGCTGATCGTCGTGGGAGGAGAAAACGATGAATGATATCAATAGCGTTCGGAGGAACGTGTATCCCCTTGAGTGTCCTCACTGTGGGGCTGATCTCACTGAAGGTGCTGGCGTTCTGAAGTATTCAGTATCTGGTTGCCAGAAGCTGCGAGTGCTCAAGAACGGACTCAGCACTCCTATGTCTATATCTCGTCCTGCACCAATGCTGTCTCTGTGTGCTTCGTGCGGTGGCAGGATCATGACTGAGTCTGCCTATCTGACTGAAGACGGTCAGCTCATCGCCCATTCAGTGCCAGATGACAATGATCAGGATGATCTGCCTTCTCAGCTCGGTGGCGAAAATATTCCACAAATTGAAAATTCTGGTGAAAAATAGCCAGATCATGGCGCATAATATCTCCTGACGACAAGACAGGAGGTGAAAAATGAGCCGATATGTTTTTAGTTACTACGATGGAGACGAGCTGGTTCTCTATCGTGAGTCTCAAACGCCCGACGATCCTGAGTCTGACATGCCGTACCTTGGATTTCACAAGGAATGCACCGAGGCGATCGTTGAGTACAAGAAGACTCACCCCAACGCTAAGGGTCACGGTCAGATTGCAGACAACGTGACAGACGGAATCGTCAAGCGCTGGAATTCGTAGTTAACGGCATGCTCCTGGAGGGTAAGTATGCTCTCCAGGAGCTTATCAGAAGGGATGAGAAATGGTAAAGGTAAGTTGCATATCTGCAACTCCACAGCCAAAGAAGGTGATCGCTGCAGGAGTCTTGAACATGCGAGGAGATATGCGTCATTCGCTCGACGATATCTCTGATGCCGAGGCAGACGAGATTTTCGCTGAGATGCAGAAGACTGCGCTTAATGGCGTGTTCGAGTGGATTACGCTCGTGTTTCAGGTGGATGGAGTGTCTCGTGCATTTACGCACCAGGCAGTCCGTCATCGTGTTGGGTTCAGTTACTCCCAGGAGTCAATGCGATTCACCAAAGTCGAAGACATGGACGTGATTTGTGGTCCGTCCGTGAAGACAGACAAGCAGAAGGCTCTCTGGAACGACACGATGAAGAGTGTCGAGGATGCATATCATAAGCTCATCGATGCAGGCGTCGAGACTCAGGATGCTCGTGGCGTTCTGCCTACGAATGTTGTTACTCGCATTGGCATCGGCACTAATTATCGCGCTCTTGTTGGTCTGGCTGGCGATAGGCTTTGCCTCCAGGCGCAGGGCGAATGGCGTGAGGTAATCCGCCAGATGAAAGAGGAAGTGAGGCGCGTATGGGGCGATGATTTCGCAGACTATCTGCAGCCCGTGTGTGAGCATGAGCACCGCTGCAAATTCGAGTCTGTGTTCGACCGTCCGTGCCCTCTCCAGAAGAAGTGGAATCGATAGAAAGGAATCAATTATGAAGAACGAGATCAAGCAGCACCGTATTGACAACATCATGAACCTTGACCGTGGTCGCTACTACGACTGCATGGAGGCAATCGCTCGACTGATGGATGGCTTCGACATCCCCTCCGAGTTCCAGCTCAATCTCCTTCTCGACATGCACGATGCTCTCCGCAGTGCTCTGAAGGAGTGCAACTCTGACGACAACGACCAGTTCCTGTCGCTCAGCGAGATTGACGAGGTGACCAAGAAGAAGCTCGATCAGTGGCACAAGGACGACGAGAAGCGTGAGAGCTTCCTCCGTCACCTTGAGCAGTTCACGGACTTCCTGTCTGGCGACTGTGGCAATTGCCATGACTGCGATGATGACTTCGAGGACTGCAAGTAAACAGCCTTGTTTGTTCACGGACGAGTCTCCTCGGAGGCTCGTCCATTTTTCGTTAAGGAGTGATAATGGAAGACATTATTGTGCGTTATATGGATGGCGCTAGCAAGCTTGAGCGCCATGGTGCTTGGATCGATCTGGCTTGCAGCGAGGACGTTTCCATGAAGCAGGGTGACGTGCGGATCATCCCGTTTGGCATCAACGTCAAGATGCCAGAAGGCTTCGAGGGCATCATTGCTCCTCGCTCGTCCACTTGTCTGAAGCACGGTATTCTGATGGCAAATTCCATCGGGATCATCGAGAACGAGTACTGTGGCAACGACGATGTCTGGGGATTCGTGGCATATGCTGTTCGAGACACCTTCATCCCAGCAGGTACGCGTATAGCTCAGTTCCGCATTCAGCCTATGATGCCTGAAATCCATGTGATCGAAACAGACGACATGGGCTGCGCTTCTCGTGGCGGGTACGGCTCCACAGGCGAGTCTGCAAGCGAGGTCGATGGCTAATGAAGACCATTCGACTCAGAGAAATGACTGACGAGGAATACAAGCTCGTTACAAAGAGTGTGTGTCCTGTCTGTGGCAGTGGCGAGCATGCTCGAACGAGTTTCGGGAACATCACGTCTACGGGTCGTTGCGTGGACGTGGTGTGCGATGAATGCGGAGCTGCATGGTCTCTGTACGCTACAGGCGATGGTTCTCTCCAGGAGCAAATGCGCATTCCTGAGGCTCTGGACAAGGCGCCTTCTCCTCGTGAAGTGGCTATGGATGACCTTCTCCATCTGTCCGATAACAAGCTCAGGCGCATGAAGAAGAGTGAGCTCATCGCTCTCGCCATTGACCTTGACGAGGACGACATCGCTCGTCTTAACAAGCCTGAAATGGTCGAGGCGCTCATCTGTATTCGAAATGAGGCGCATTAGAATGGGCAAGAAGCGCAGCAATGCACCAGACTGGTGCGTCGTCCTAGGCTCTCGTCTTGCTAGCCGCTGCATGCCAGTAGAGGATGTTATTGAGGCCATTATGCTTGACGTTGAGATGTCTGGCCAGGATTATGCCAAACGTAAGTGGGAACATATCGCTGAGGAGGAGAAGCGATGAACATCATATCTGTTTGCGGGATGGTATCTGTGATCATCGGATTTCTCGCTCTTATCGCCTGCTCTTCCGAAAAGCTGAATGGCGATCCTGAATACACGTATAAGGCTGGAGTCATTTTGACTTTTTCTGGACTGATACTGATTGCGATTGGCGGTGGGCACATCTAATGGGAAAGAAGCAAAACAAGAAAAAGGCTGTCAGGCTGCTGATCGTCTATAAGAATCAAGAGACTCAAAACTTGACGTTTCTCCGACCGCTCAATAGATCAAATTGTGAAGTGGCTGTCGTGGCTTTGTTTACGGCTATTGGTCCAGAGCGTCCACGCCTCATAGAAGCGTACGACGAAAACGATGAGTGCATGGGGTCGTGGACTTTCACGCCGAAAGAGGATAAAAATGTCGTTGATGCAAAAGCCCTCCAAGAATAAAGAATCGACTGGAGTGAGCGTGTTCCAACGTGTTCTTAGACGTCCGCATAGGGGTGTGCTAGCCCTTGACCCAGGAGGCACAACAGGGTGCGCTTGGAGCTATAAGAATGCTGTGAACGTCGGATACTCAATGGTGCCTCACGACCAGACCATTAAGTGGATGGAAGAGTTTCTGCGCAATGCTGGTCCATCCATTCAGGTGGTCGTAATCGAGAAGCACACTCCTCGCATTGGAGTCACGATGGGTCGTGAAGCCACGATGACTATGGAGCTGGTCGGTGGTTGCGCTGCAGTGGCTGAGCGGAATGGATGCGAAGTCGTGTGGCATACGGCATCTCAGATGAAGACTGTGCCGTGGTGCGACCTAGGCAAGGGTGTTCACGCCAAAGATGCTGCCAAACACCTCGCAAGATTCATACTTGATGATGCTGGAGCCAATGGGCTGATTGAACTCTGATTCTGAAAATATTTCGAGGCCTTAGAATTGGTTCTAACAAGAGAAACACCGCAGACTCATACAAGCGCTGCAGTGTTTCTACATACTCACGTTAGAATTGGTCTGAATCATGTGAATTGCCGTCTGTGCGGTTCAGCGTCTGAACGTACTGCCAACGACCAATGCACGAGTCCCAAAACACCTCATCCAGACGCTTAGAATCGGACTTTCTGTTCGTTCGAAGCTTCAGATAGGCTTTTCGAGCGTTCAGCTTGTTTTCGTAGATCGCATGGAAGTAAAGCCTATCGTTCCTGTGGAGCGTCAAACGGTAAAAATGCCTACTCATCGAAAAGTTCCTCGTAGTCTGGATCGTCCGCCATGTCCTCCAGCGCGGTGACGATGCCATCGTAAAGCTCGTTCGGCATCACGTCGTACAACGAGCGGACGATGGAAGGGTGAACTCCGAACTCGTCTGCGAGTTCGTAGATGCGAGCGCGATCTGCTTCAGGAATGTGTGCCATGGTTCTTCCTCCAGTCGGAATGGTCGTTAGCGTACGTGGCAAAGAGTGTATGCGAGATAATCAGCAGCGAGCTGCATATCATCAGGAGAGTCGAATCCGCTCAGCTGCTGGTAAATCTCTCCGGACTCCATAGATTGACTGTTCTCCTCATCGAAGACTTGAATGACAGGATCGTAGTCGTCATCGCAGCACATAACAATCGCAAAGCCATTCACACGAGCAGTCGGATACCCGCAGTACCCCTCGTCGTCGATCCAGTCAAGAGCTGAGTTCTTCATCGTTATCACCTTTCGATCGTAGTTCCCTGACAACGTTATTATCCCTCTAAATAGTTGAACTATTATCAGGAATCAAGAAAATCTTGAAAATATTTTGAGAAAAAGGCTGGGCAGGTCTCCCCACCCAGCCAATGGATTCTACTTGCAGAGCTTCTTGAGGGATTCGCGCTCATCCTCGGCATTCCTGGGAAGGCGAACGAGCATGTCGTAGAGCACGTCGCCGTACGCCTTCATCTTGGAAGAGTAGATATCATTATCCCAGTCGTCAGCGGTGCAGACAGCGTCGCCAGTCACCATCCAGCGGAACATACGCTTCTTGTGGTCATCACGAGCGAGCACAGCCTGACGATACTCGAACACCATCGTGCGGAACGTGATGTCGTTGTAGAGAGACTCAACGCGAACAGCCACACGGTCAATGGCGATCTCGCCGACCCACTTGCTAGTGAACAGATACATGCCATCGATGAAGTCTTCGAAGGACATGGAAGCGGCAGAGGAAGGAATGAAAACAGAAGTCTGAGTGGTGGTCATGGCATTCTCCTTGTCGTTGTTAGCCTCAGGTGAAGTGGCAGGCTCGTTGTACTCTTCGAGGTAATCAAAAGTGAGGGCGACCTCGTGGACGAGCTCGTTGATGCGCTCGTCGGAGATGTGGTTGAGGGTGCGCTTGTCGAGCGAATCGAGACCCTCGGATGCGTACTGCTCGGCATCGTCGATGAAGCAGTGACCATCGTAGCGGGTGTCGCCGTCGGCGATGGCGTTCTCAACGGAGCCAAGAGCGTTCGCCATAGCCTCGACAGCCCTCTTCTCAGAAGCAGTCTTACCAATGCGCTCAGCGGTAGTGGAGAAGTTGGTCATGGTAGTCATTGCAGTGTCCTTTCGAAGTCGTTGTCAATTCCCTGCAACACTATTATCGCTCGAAATTGTTCAACTTTCATCGGGAATCTTGAAAATAATAAAAATATTTTCGAGAGATGTCGTTAATGTGGTAAAACAAGAAAATGTGTTAATATATAAGAAAATATAATGAAATTGATAAGGTAATTCATAAGAAGAAGAGCGATAATAGATAAGGAGTATATATTTAAATAATAGGAATGTGGTGATAATGACGGCTAACAGGGAGAATCGGAAGACTAAGGCTCCGAAGAAGGTTTCTGAATCTAAGAAGTCGAAGCCTAAGTATTCCAAGAACAACCCACATCCTAAGCATATTGAAGACCCTGAGCATTGGACATACTGGGGAACTCCTCGTTGTCAAGGACGTAATCCTCGAACAGGAAAACAATGCACAAAGGGAGCAACGGTGGACGGCAAATATTGTGCCGTCCATACTAACATTGAGGAAGCAGCAGCCAAAGGTGGCTACCATAAGTTCGACGAGAAGGCTCCTCAAATTGTCGCGCTAGTGAAGCAAGGCTACACATTCACCACTGCTTCCGCTCGTGTGGGTCTGAACCCCCGCACAATCACAGAATGGCGTCGTCGTGGCAAGGAAGAAATGGCACGAGGACAGGAAGGTAAGTATGCCAAGTTCTGGTGCGATCTGGAAGAAGCTCGCATCTTCGCATGTTCTCTGGTTGAGAATGCTCTATTCTCTGCTGCTATCAACGGCAACGTCTCGGCGATGATTCGATACCTCGAATGCCGTATGCCCGATGTGTGGAATGCCAAGCGAGTAATGGAGATTTCCGTCGAGACTAAGCATAAGCTAGACGTGAATTGGCAGGTAGACGTGAAAGCTCTAACAGATGAACAATTACGCGCCAAAGTAAAAGAAATTGCACAAGCTGTGGAAGTGGCCGTGGGAGATCATGTGGATGATGCGGCACTTCCTGCTTTACCTGTGGCTGCTGAGGTGGTGGAAGATGCCTAGACGTAACAAGGTCGTCTCGCACGTCGGGACAAAAGCGCCTGAAGGCCTTCCTACCCAGCTGTCCGAGGGAGACAAGACTCAACCGCTCGACATCAAAGATGTGCCTAACATGCTCGGTCAGCTCGAATGTATCCGACAGGAGCTCGCACGTCGCCACCTTCTCGACTACACATTGTACATGGACGAGAGCTACAAGATCGGACGCCACCACAGGCTCATCGCAGCTCAGCTCGAAGCGACCATCAATGATGTAGTCGCTATTCACGAGGGACGCATGAAGGAGTCGGAGAGCGATAATCTGCGTGTTATGATCTTCATGCCGCCTCGACACGGTAAGTCTCGCCTCGTCTCCCAGGAGTTTCCTGTGTGGGGAATGGGCAACCATCCATGGATGACGTGGATGCTCACATCCTACTCAGCAGACCTCGCTCAGGAATTCGGTCGAATGACGAGGAACAAGATGAGGGACAGCGAGGAGCTGTTCGGAGTCAAGCTCGCAGAGGATGCTGCTCGTGCAGACCGATGGGGACTCGAAGGAAGCCACGACAATGGCATTGTTGCAGCAGGTGTTGGTGGCGCTATCACTGGTAAGGGTGCTCACATCGCCATCATTGACGACCCGATTAAGAACTACGAAGAGGCTAGCTCCGAGACTGTGAGGCGTTCTGCCTACAACTGGTACCAGACTACGCTGCGCACTCGTTTGGCTCCAGGCGGTGCCGTGATTGTCGTTATGACTCGTTGGCATCAGGACGACCTTGCAGGACGTCTGTTGGCAGATATGGAGAAGGGTGCGGACAAGTGGAAGGTGCTGAGCCTTCCCGCTCTGGCAGAGGGCACTGATCAGCTCGGTCGCTCTGAGGGAGAGGCACTGTGGCCAGAGATGTACGATGAGGTGTCGCTGAATCGTACACGTATCGCCATGGGCAGCTACATGTTCAATGCTATGTACCAGCAGCATCCCAGTCCTCCCGACGGTACCATGTTCCGTAGGAAGGACTTCAGATACTGGGAGCTCATCGACCACACGTACGTGCTGCACAGGGATACAGGCGACGAGCGATTCGTGCCTGAGCAATGCTGGCACTTCCAGACCGTCGATCCGACAGCCTCTGCCAAGACCACAGCAGACTGGTTCGTATGCAGTACGTGGATTGTCACTCCGAAGAACGACCTACTTCTTTGGGATGTGTTCAGGGCGCAGATGGAAGGAGCAGAGCAGCCTAGGCTCCTGCTCGACCAGTATAGACGCTACATGCCTACGTGCATGGGCATCGAGGTTAATGGTGTTGGTCGTCCCGTCTTCCAGATGCTGCGCAATGCTGGTGTGCCTGTGATGGAGCTGAACGCTACCAAGGACAAGGTCACCAAGGCTATCCCCATGGGTGCTCGTTACGAGAGCCACAAGGTCTTCCATCGTATGGGCGCTGCATGGCTGGGCGACTACGAGGATGAGCTCGTTGGCTTCCCCATGGGTGCCCATGACGACCAAGTCGACACGGCATCCTATGCTGCTATTCTCACTCAGGAGCTCGCCAGCCGTAGGACTGGTGCTTCACTGGTCGAGCTCGACGTACCAAACATCATCTCACCAGTGTAGGAGGTATCTGAATGGCAATGGACAAGAATCATCCGCTCCTGAAGATAGCAAATGGGCTGAGCGGTGGACAGCTTAACAGTCTCAGTGAGGCTGTAGAGCTGTACGGCAACATAGCTTTCACTGAGCATAGCAACAACGAGCTGCTGCAGGAGCGTATCGCAGAGTTGGAGCTAGCTCTGGATGACGTGGGCTACGAGCGCATCGGTGACTCTACACTAAATCGTCAGTTCACTAAGGCATCAATCGACAAGATTGCTGCTATGGCGAGGGTGTATTGGTTGAAGAACCCTCTAGTCAAGCGAGCCGTAGCCACTCAGGCGAACTACGTGTTCGGTCAGGGTGTCGATGTGGTGGCTGCAGACGGGGACGTCCAATCTGTTATCGATGCGTTCATGGGCGACTCCAAGAACAAGGCTGAGCTCACAGGCGAGCAGGCTATGCTGGTCAAGGAGACTGAGCTCCAGGTGACTGCGAATCTGTTCTTCACATTCTTTACAGACCCGCTCAACGGTGCCACTCGTGTGCGCACTATCCCGCTGAACGAGATCACCCGCATCATCTACAATCCTGAGGACAGCAAGGAGCCGTGGTACTATTTCCGTCAGTGGCAGCAGCCTAAGGAGGCAGGCTCGCAGAAATACGAAACCCGACAGGCAATGTACCCAGACATCAACTACATGCCTCAGGGAGGTCTTCCTCGGTACTTCAACGGCATCGAGGTCATGGCTATGAATCCTGTGTACCATGTGAAGACGAACTGCCTGTCTGACATGGAATACGGTGTGTCTGAGATCTACGCAGCCATCGACTGGGCTAAGGCGTACAAGGAATTCCTTGAGGATTGGTACACCATTGTCAAGAGCCTGTCAAAGTTCGCATGGAAGGCTACGAGCAAGTCTGGTGCCACGGGTATGGGGCAAGCCAAGCAGGTGCTCGAAGGAGCCATTAACGGTGGTTCTAACCCTATGAATGGCGACCTGCCTGGGCAAGCGGCTCAGGTGTGGATGTCCTCAGACAATTTCGACCTTACGCCCATGCCTAAGAGTGGCGCTACAGTGGCTGTGGACGATGGTCGTCGTGCTCTGCTGATGGTATGCGCTGCGACTGGTATCTACGAGCACTACTTCGGAGACCCTAGCACTGGTAACCTTGCTACTGCCAAGGCGATGGAGCAGCCGATGCTCCTCATGTTCCAGGAGCGTCAGGAGCTGTGGACGGACATCTTCAGCACGGTGCTGGGCTACGTCATCGACCAGTCTGCGCTGAAGCCTGGTGGTAAGCTCAAGGGTATCCGCTCGTTCAACGACTATGGAGAGTCTTACGTTGATACAGGCGAGCTTGACCGTACGTTCGATGTCAAGTTCCCGCCCATCCTCCAGGAGGATATCAACGAGCGCATCGATGCCATCGTAAAGAGTGTGACCCTGTCTGGTCAGACCCCTGCCAATACCATCGATCTCAAGACTGCCACTACCCAGCTGCTCACTGCGCTCGGTGAGGACACGGACATTGTGGATAAGCTGTTCCCCGATGATCCGAAGAGCTGGGATGAGGTCGAAGAGGAGAAGCAGCAGAAGGCTCTCGAGATCGCCATGGGACAGCAGTCCGCTGCAGACCAGCAGGCAGCTCAGGCGGCTAAGGCTGCAGGGGCAATTGACGATGCCAAGAAGAGTAGCGACGATGTCAAGAATGCCAAGACTCCTGAGGACAAGGCAGACAAGGCTGCTGGTGAGGTCGAAGAGTCGTACATTCAGCTGCTTGACAACATGGTAGCCGAGCTTAGGGAGAAGGGTGTCTAATGGACGCAGAGTCTTTCGTGTTGATTCTTATCCTGGTAATTGCTTTTATTCCGTTTGTCGTTATAGATTTGTTCCGAGACCCTGAGGATGTCGCAAAGAGAATCGTCGATGAGCAGAAATTCGAATGGAGGCACCACTAATGGCAGAACCCTACGGCACCATAGCCAAGTATCGCAATGCATTGGCTATCAAGAAGCACAATGCTATCATTCAGCCGTGGGCTTCTGCTATGGCTCTTGATGTTGCAGCTGTGTTCTGGGCTACGTGGAAGGGTATTGAGGAACGACTGCCTGAGGGTGATGAAATCATCGAAGCAGAAAAACCTCGCGATTCTCGTGACCTAAAGAACAAATATAGCGCGATAATAAGGGTCGAGGTCAAGCGACACTCTGCTGAATTGCAGCGTGTAATCGAGAATTACATCTATCGAGTGTGGCTTGCAGGTGCTGTAGAGCAATGCCGTGACCTCGGGTGCACTGGATGGTTCTTCTCATCCCTGTCGAAGTCGTCAACTTCATCTGAATCCGCCAGTGCACCCGATGGTGCCTCTCTTCAAGAGGCACCAAGAGTCCGCAATGTTAAGGCGGATAAGTCTGGGTGGGTGTCACTTCCTAACCTCAGAGCACAAGAGTACGCTAAGAAGCATGCTGCAGAGGCTGTAACACAGATCAACGACACCACTCGCAAGGAGATCGCGCGTATTGTCTCCGATGGCGTCAAGTCTGGTTCTTCTTACAACGATATAGCCAAGGCTATCAAAGACAAGTTCGAGGAATTCGCAGTCCCGATGCCCCAGAAGCATGTGTCGAATCGTGCTGTGCTGGTCGCTGTCACAGAGCTGGCGAATGCCTACTGCGAAGGAAACGCTCAGGTCGGCAACTACCTTCAGGACAATGGCGTTAAGATGATGAAGGCGTGGCAGACGCTTGAGGACGACCGTGTGTCTGACGGCTGCAAGGAGAACGAGCGTGTCGGCTGGATACCTATTAAAAAAGAGTTCCCCAGTGGTCACATGCATCCGCCTCGTTTCCCAGGATGTCGATGCGACTTCCTCCAGGACATCCTTGAAGAAGATATGCTGGGCAAGCCGATCGAGGCTCTGTACGGTAAGCAGTACACCAACAGTGCTGTTAACATCACGAAAAGCTCACCGAGCAAGACCGTTTCTTCTCAAGTGCAACAGGTCATCCCTAGCAAGAAAACAAAGGTTGGGAAGACAGCTTCCAAACGTGTCGATAAGTCTGGCGCTCCTAAGTGGGATGCCTGGGATCTGAGAGGCGTAGAAGAGAAGATCAATTCGCTTAGACCTAAAGACTACTATATAGCAATGGATGCATTCGAAAAAGGCAATGTATCTGAATTCGCAAGCCGTGCAGGAGAAAAGATCCCTGAAGTGGTCAAACTGCTCAGCGACAAAAAGAAGTCATTCTCTTCCATGCCTGAGCCTATGAAGGATTCAATCAACACCTACACAGGATCTTACTATCTACAGATGAACGAGTATCTCAAAAAGGGTCGTAAAGTAAACAGTCTGTTTTCAGATAGAAAGGTCAAGATTAACGTCGAAAACGCAGAAAAAGCGATTAAAAAATACGGGGTTACATCTTGTCCGATTGTTGTGAACCGAGGATTCGATGGAGATTTTTGGGATTCATGGGAAGAAGGAGAAATCAAACAGATTCCCGAGTTTGTATCGACCTCTGTGAAAAGTACAGGCTTTCGTAGGGATAATACGGCGCATATTTACGTCCCACCGAACAGGGGATGTGGGATATATGTAGATGGCGAGTCTAAAAATCCGAGAGAGTGGGAATATCTCATCGCCCCAGACTCGAAGTTCAAAGTGCACCATATTGAAGACAATGAATGGGGCGGGAAAGACTTCTGGCTTGAGCTTATACCTTAGGAGAAACGATGACAGACTTTTTTCATTACGAGGATTCGCCTGGACCAGGTCGCAGTATCGATGAACCCATCAGAGTGAAGCAGCCTATGTGTCTTATGTGCAAGCATCTTCTAGGCTTCACTCCAGACGCCAAACCGTACTGTAGGGCATTTCCGAACGGCATTCCCGACAAGTTTTGGGATGCTAAGGTCGACCATACCGTTCCATACACAGGTGATAGTGGCATTACATTTGAGCCTTAGAGCAGTTAAAGCTCACTATTCCAGATGGAACTTAGCTTTCTCGCCTTGTTACTAGAGAGATAATTCTTCAAGAACGTGCTGCGCATGCATGGAAAAGCACTCGCAGCACGTTTCTTTGTAAGAATGTGTGGCTTGACGGGAGGTGAACATGGATAACATCACATTCTTGGGCTCACTGCTCACTGAAGCAGACAAAGCCGTAGGCAAGTACCCTGTCAAGGTCATTCAGCCTGGTTGGGGTTCTTCTGGTTACTATTCCGAGACCGTTCTTGCAGCTTCTGCACAGCTTTTCGAGGGTGCGCAGATGTTCTGGAACCACCCAAAGTCCTCAGACAACTACGAGCGTCCTGAGCGAGACCTTCGAGATCTCGCAGGCGTGCTCACGAACGTCCGTTATGAGGAGACCAATGCGAATGGTGCTGGTATCTACGGTGATGCTATCGTGTTCGAACCTTTCCGTGAGGCTCTGAACGAGATTGGACCATACATCGGCGTGTCTATTCGCGCTGGTGGCAAGGTTCACGAGGGTGAAGCTGAGGGTCGCGCAGGTCTCCTGGTGGAAGAGATTAATCTCGTCCAGTCTGTTGACTTTGTGACTCGTGCTGGAGCTGGTGGCAAGGTTCTGGCTCAGTTTGCTGAGGCTGCACGAAGCCCATACAACGCACTTGAAAACGTAAATGAGGAGGAATCTATGAATCTTGAGGAAGCTCTCAACACCATTGGTGAGCGAGACGACACCATCAATGGTCTGAACACGCAGCTTTCCGAGGCTCAGGGTCAGATTGATACCCTCACCCAGGAGCTTGCACGCCTCAACGAGGCACATATGCTTACTGAGTGCGGTGCAATCGTCGCTGCAGAGCTGAAGGAGAGCGACCTGCCTGATGTCACCAAGGAGCGTATCCAGCAGGAGGCTGGTAAGTTCATGGCGACTAAGGATGAGGACGACAAGAAGAAGCTCGACAAGGACAAGGTGAAGAAGTCTGTCCAGGAGGCTATCAAGGCTGAGGCTGAGTACATCAGCAAGCTGTCTGGTGGCATTAATGTTATTGGCATGGGCTCCAAGGGTCATGAGAACGACGATGACTTTGCAGAGGCTGTCGACCTTACCGATGCCTTCAAGGCTATGGGTCTGTCCGAGAGCGCGGCTAAGATTGCCGCTAATGGCCGCTAAGGAGGAAACGAATGGCTAAGAACTTTGTTCAGGTCGGCGAGAACCTGACGCTCCCTGTCACCAGTGATGTTAAGAGCGGTGAACTCGTTCAGGTCGGCGACATTATCGGTATCGCTCTCACCGATGCCAAGACCGACGACGGTACCAACTACTACACGACCATCGCTACGAAGGGTGTTTGGAACCTGACGCTGAAGGCGACCACTACGGTCGGTGGCGTTGTTTCTACTACCCCTAAGGGTGACTCTAAGGGTGGCTCTAAGGATGTCCCTGTTGGTTTTGCGCTTGAGGCTGTCACGTATTCCAGCACGGACATCGTTGTCCCTGTGCTGCTTTGCCTCGGTCTCGCCTATGGCGCTGCCAACCCTGTCAGCGCGTAAAGAAAGGTGTGAATAATGGCTGAGTTTCTTGGGCTTGTAGAGTCTATCAACGCAGAGGCTGCGACTGCAGATAAGCTCTTTGGTGGCGAGGGTGTGCGAATCACTCCTCGCAACAATCCGCAGTACAACAAGAATCTGGCTGAGGCTGCGAATCTTGTTGCGAACCTTGTTCAGCGCGGTAGCAAGCTGGACATGTATCGCTTCCAGGAGGCACTGACTACCAGCGACTTCCCGATCTATTTTGGTGACCTGCTTGACCGTCAGATTCTCGCTTCCTACGCTGAGGCTCCCCAGACTTACACCCAGTGGGCTAAGGTCTCTGAGGTGGCAGACTTCCGTCCTGCCAAGCGTTATGCTATGGACGGTGGCGAGGCTGCGCTTAAGACTGTTGACGAGCTGGGCGAGTACAAGTCTGTTGGTCGTCGCGAGTCTGAGCTTCAGTTCTCTGTGAAGAAGTTTGGTGCTCGTTTCGACATCTCCTGGGAGGCTATGATCGACGACGATCTGTCCCTCCTTACCGACCAGCCTACGCGCTTTGGCAAGGCTGCTCGCCGTACCGAGGAGCGAGAGGCTACCAAGCTGCTCATGGACGACACGTTCTTCTCTTTTGAGCATGACAACCTCATGTCGTCCAATCCGCTTACTGTCCAGAACCTCCAGAAGGCTATTGAGAAGTTCACTGCTAAGGTGGACGACGATGGTGAGCCTATCATGGTCGGTCCTGCCATCCTCATGGTTCCCCCTGCGCTTGAGGTCACTGCGAACAACATCCTCAACGCTTCCGAGTTCCTTGCATGGGACGGTGACGAGCAGTCCTTCCAGATGCGCACGAACAACTGGCTGAAGGGCAAGCTTAAGCTCGTCGTCAACCACTACCTCCCTGTCCTCGACAAGACGCATGGCTCCGACACTTACTACCTGCTCGCAGACCCGTCTGCTGCTCGTGGTGCTGTTGAGTTTGCGTTCCTCCGTGGTCACCGCTCTCCTGAGCTGTTTATGAAGTCTCCGAATGCCATGTCTGTCGGTGGCGCTTCTGCTGGCGCTATGGCTGGCGACTTCGACCACGATGCCATCGGCTACAAGGTGCGCCACGTCATGGGCGGTACGGTCATCGACCCGAAGTGCGCTCTCAAGTCTGAGGGCGCGTAAGGAGACACCATGGGACAGTACGCTGACAAAGTGAAGCTGGTTCGGCTTCTCACGGGAGACAAGGCTGCTGACGATTGCATCTTCACTGACGATGAGATGGAGTCGTTCCTTGAGCTGAGCAACGGCAACGTTTACTACGCTGCTGCTGATGCGCTCGACGCCATTGCCGCCAATGCAGCGTACACGCTTAAGGTGCTGACTATTCTGGATGTTACCACGAACGGACAAGCGACTGCGGAGGCGATTCGAGCTTCCGCAGCCGCTCTCCGTGCCAAGGCTGATGCGGACGCAGCTAACACCATTGTGTGTGGCGTAGCTAATACGGTTACTCCCCAGTTGCCTACGCATTGGCGTCCGTGGTGGGAGGCTCTCGCATGAAACTCCTAGGCAATGGCTGGCAGGACATGCTGAAAGGCTACTTCGACCACACAGTCACGTTCTACAAGCCGACCAAAGAGCAGGACTCCACAGGACAAGTTCTCGATAAGTTCGAGGAAGTGGAGGCTCTGACCGATATCCCATGTGCAGTGGGCAATCGAAACCTAGCTAAGACGAGCAATACCCAGTCCAGCTATGGTTCAGAGGAGGGATTCGTCCGCATCCTGATCGCAGATGCCCATCCTGAGATTAAAATCGGCTGGAAGGCGGTCATTGACCATATGGACAGTGAGCCGTATCTCGTTCAGGAGCGCACTCCTAACCAGTCAGCCGATGTTAGCGAGATACCTGTAAGTAGGTGGTATTAATGGCTAAGAACACACCTGGAGTGAGCGTATATCTTGACTCTGGCAAGACCGCTCAGGTGCTTTCCAAGTTCACTTATATTGGTGAGCAAGCAATGCCGACTGAGTTGAAGGCTTTGATGGCTGGAGCGAATACTGTTGTCAACTCTGCCAAGCGTCGAGTGCCAAAGAAGACGGGTACGCTTTCCCGTTCAATCCACATGGAACCTGAATCTGACAGTGGCGTGCTCGTTGGTACGGACGTCAAGTACGCAAAGTACGTTGAGCAGGGGACTGCCAGGATGAAGGGTCGTCCATACCTCCAGCCTGCACTGACTGAGAACCAGCAGCGCATTCAGAATCAAGTTCAGAGGGCAATGCAGCAGATGATTGCCAGTCAAGGAGCATAAATGGCTGACATGGCGACAGCTACACAGTTTGACGTTGGAGAGCTTCTCAGGAGCATCATCATTAGCGACGCTAAGATGGCTTCTAAGGTGGGGTCACGTGTGTATCCTGGCGAGCTGCCAGATACCACCTCATACGAGCCGAATTCGCCAGACCTTCCTGCCATTCACTATTCGCTCGTTGATGACATTGAAGCAGATGCAGCCCCGATTTCTCGTTCCAGCTGGCAGCTCACGGTTGTCGCAAGCACCCAGTCTGAGCTCCAGAGCACCTGTGGCGCACTCAAAGAGCTGCTCCACAGATACAAGAAAGACCGTATTCGCTACATCGAATACGTCAATTCGTCCACAGAGTGGGATACTGAGGTCAAAACTCCGTATTCCCCTATGACCTTCAGGGTCACGTTCTACTAGAAAGGATGGTGCAACCATGGCTCAGACTACAGTCCAGCATCCCGAGACTATCCGCTTTGGCTCTGGTCGACTGGAGATTGGTAAGTCTCTAGATAGCCTGGTAGACGTCGGTGCGCTCACTGGCGTCCACTTCACCCACGAACTTGGAGACAAGGTCACCATTACTAGCGATAATGCTGGTGTTATTCTTGAGCGTGCTGGCACCCAGACTGCTAAGGTCGAGGCGAACCTCATGGAGATTAACCTCGACACGCTTGCAGTTTATATGGGTGGCGTAAGCAAGCTCGAGACCGTTGCAGGTTCTCAGCAGACGGTCACCAATGAGGAGCACACACTCAAGGGTACCACGTTCATTCGACTTGATCATCGTATGAGTGATGGCAATGCGGTCACCATCGATTCCGTCAAGAAGAAGAGTGGCTCTGCTGCTGTCGAGGACACAGACTATGTCGTGGCTATCGATTCTGACGGCTACACTTGCATCGCTCGTAAGAGCGGCTCCTCTGTGATTACGGATGGTTCCGTTGTCCAGGTGTCCTACAAGTATACGCCTGCAGCGTATAAGCGCCTGAGCTTTGGCGGTCTTCAGCAGCTCGACGCTGCCGTTGCACGTATCACGAACTACGACAGCCTCGGTCGCGAGTTCTCCATCACGGTGTACAAGGCTACTGCAGACTCTGGCATCGAGATTGAGTTCCAAGCTGACGATGCCGACGAGACGGATGTCGTGCCGATTACCCTTGTGGGTACGGAGGACACTTCCCGTGCCGTTGGTGACCAGCTGTTCGTCATCGAAGACCACCAGATGTAACGTTTTAAGCGCAAAAATCGCGTTTTAACGTCGAAAATCGTCTTAAAAACGCGATTTTGCACTCTTATAAACGATTTTATTGGTTTAAAGAGAAAGGCTAACGGCTATGGCTAAGTACCTCAATCTGGACAAGATTGTCCCTGAGGAGCAGATTCTTGAGATCGCAGGACGTCAGTTCGACATCTCTCAGGTGCCTGCACGTAAGACTACCGAGCTTATTCGCATCGGTGCATGGGCTACTTCCGATGAGATTAAGAACGACCCGTCCAAGAAGTATGAGGCATACGAGAAGGAGATGAAGGCTCTGCTTGACGTTCTCGGCAATGACCAGAACGGTGAGCCTGCAGACTTCGACTGGGTGATGGACAACGTCACCAATGCTCAGTTCTCTGCGATTCTTGACTTTGTTGCTGAGTGTATTCGTGGCGACAACAGTGAGGTGGCAGACGGCGAGACGCCTGCAAATTTTACTCCGAATCGAGCCCAGCGTCGAGCGATGAAGAAGAAGTAGATCTGGGGAGAATATTCGCTCAGGTCTGCCTAGTTTATCACTGGACGCTAGACTACATGCTCGATTGCTTGACACTGCCACAAGTGGCCTTTTTCTATAGCCAAGCAGTGTTGTTCTACAATCCTGATTCCGACCCCAAACCAGACAAGAAGAAATTCCATGAGGTCTACGGGGAAAACGGAACGATTTCTCGATAACGAAAGGAGGTGGCAGACATGCTTCTGGATACATTGATGGTCAAGATTACTGGCGATGCGTCTGGGCTGGGCTCTGCCACCTCCAAGGCTAAATCCGACATCGGAGGTCTTGGAGATTCTGCTGAAGGTGCGAGAGGCAAGTTTTCCACTTTCTTCCAGTCGGTTAAGTCTTCAGCTTTCGGTAATATCATTGCAGACATGGCTCAGACTGCTATTAGCGCTCTGAGCGATTTGTCTTCTGAAGCCATTGAGGCTTCCGACTCTACACAGAAGTTCACGTCGACTCTGAACTTCGCAGGTGTTGACGCTTCAAAAATTGAAGAGCTCACCGCTTCTACACAGAAGTACGCAGACGAAACTGTGTACGGTCTGTCTGACATTCGAAACATCACGGCACAGCTAGCTTCCAATGGCGTCCCGAACTACGAGAAGCTGGCTGAAGCTGCTGGCAACTTGAACGCAGTTGCTGGTGGTACC